GGGTGCGCCGCTGCCGTGACGCTGCACGCAGGGCTTGAGCACGCCGAGTTCTTCGGCCCGCTTGCGTTCGTCGGGAGTCATCGACTTCACCCAGGCGTCGTAGTCGCGTTCGTATTGGCTATCGCGCTGGCCCTGGCGTTTGGCGTAGTCGTCGTCGCTCACCGGGCCACCTCCGGTCGGTTAGGTCTTTTGTGCCTGTTAGGGCGCGTGTGGTTCGGTTGGTCGCTGACACCGGTCACCAGCCGCCTGCTGCCTGCTGACACAATGACATATCCCCCCCCTAAGGGGGGATATATGTCACTTATGTCAGCAACGGCAGCGTGTGAAATGTCAGTGCTGAAATATTGTTTTGTCAGCAGTCTCATAAGGGGTTGTTTTTGAGGGATTTCCACCAACGCCAGATAGTGCGTTCCGTGACAGCGCATTTGTCAGCAAGGGTGCTGACATTGGCTCGTGTCACCTCGTCGCCAAATTCGGTTAGAACGGCCTTGAAAGTCACCGGATCGAAGGCCGATTTGCGGCCCGTCTTGTAACGGCCCGGCCGGGTCTCGAGCTCAGCCTCGGGTGACTCGCACTGTTCCCAGCAGATGCCGCCGTGGGTCGAATGGCGCACGAATATCGTGTCGGCCGGCCTACCGGTGGAGTCGAGCATGCCCGCCCGCGTCCGGCGCTTGGTCATGCTGAGCTGGAATGTCGGCGGGTCGCCGTCGGGTGTCTTGATGCGCACCAGCACGGCCGTCTCACGCGCCCAGTTGACGAGGGCGGAGCTGCCCAGGCCGCTGTAGGCGAGGTCGCTGGCCGTCCAGTGGCTTGACGCCTTCGGGTCCTTCGACGGCTTGCCGGTGTGATGGAGCAGGCACCAGACGACGCCGGTGCGCAGGCTCACCGCGTTGAGGAGCTTGCAGCAGAACTCGCTGATGACCCGCTGCTCGGAAATCTCGTCGCCGATGTAGTTGAGCAGCGGATCGGCCCACACCAGGTCGGGCTGGTGCCGGTCCACGAGCGCGGAGGCGGCGTCCACGAACTCGGCACCGGTGCGCGTGGTGTCGCGGTAGATGAAGATGCGCTCGTCGAGAATGGCCTCCTGTTCTGGCGTGAGACCCATACCCTGGCGGACCCCCTGATACATCTCGGCCAGGTCGCCGACATCGTTCTCCGCCTGGATGAGCACCGAGCGCAGCGGTGCCACCGGGGTGATGTTGAACGCCGGCAATCCCAGCGCCCACTGGATCATGAGCTGCATGCACAACGACGACTTGCCGATGCCCGACTGGCCGACGACCACGAGCGATCCGCCACGGCACAGCCAGCGCCGGCCGATCAGGTTGTTAGGATCATGGTTGGTATCATAGGCCGCCAGCCGCGAGATTGGCATCAGCGAGCCCTCGTCGGGCGCGTTCCTGCCCGTCTCCCAAGCCTCCCACGACTCGGCACCGAAGCCGGTGGCTAGCAACGACTGGCGCCGCACATCGCCATCGACGGTGCGCCAGCCGTCCGGGCAGCGCGACAGCCGTGACGGGTTGCGGTTCTGCTTGTCCAGGTTGATGCCTGAGAAGAATTCCCAGATGACATCGACACGCCGGGCGTATTCTCTGGCGTCGGGCGCATCGACGCGGATCCAGGCGTGCAGGCTCTTGTTGCCGGAGTCGATGAGTGCGGATACCGGCATGCCGCTGGACGCCACCGCATGGTATTGCTCCTGTTTGGGGATCGCCTTGCCCGCCTCGTCGCGGTCGAATTCCACCAGCACATGGCGGAACGCGGCGACATCCTCGTTCTTCGCGCCGTCCTTGCAGGTCGGGTTGATGCGCAGGAACAACCCGAGCTTGGTGCCGAACACGCGGTCGATGCCGCCCTTGGCCGCAACCCGCTTTTTCCACTCGGCCGCCGTGAGCGTGACACCACGGCGGGGGACGATTTCTCCGTCCTCGGATTCGGCTGCCGGAGCGATGGCGACGAATTCATCCGGCTGGAAGCACGCGTCGATCAGGCGGGTGAATCCGTCGTCGATGGACGCTGGCAACACCACCGCCGGCCGCCCGGTGGCAGCGGGGACCGCGGCGGGACGGCGCGACGGCACAACGGGCGAACCAGCCGATTGCCCCGCGCCCGCCGGTTCCCTGGAGGTGCGGGCGTAGGCCGAGCGGATCGCGTGCCGCGCCTCGGCTGCGGTCAGCCCGTCGGCCAGGGCGCGGGCGAGCAACTGCGCCTCCGCGTCGTCGGGCGGACGGCCGGCGTCCCTGAACTGGCAGGCGGCGTCGAACAATTCGGCATTCCTCATGCCCTCGACGGCACCCTGTTCCAGATAGTCGAGGGTGCGCCGGGGCAGAGATTGCCCGGTTGAGCGGTAGTGCGGCATGGTCTATCAGGGTCAGGCGGCACTGCCGAATTTGCGGGCGAGGAACGCCTGGGCTTCCTTGAAGGTCGCCAGCTCCGGGCGGGGATGCTCGTATTTCCGCAGCAGCCGGACCTGTTTGGGCGTGGCCAGTTCAAGTTTCCGGCGGGTGATCAGCCGGTCCAGCAGGAACGACGCGTGGCCCTTGGTGAGGATGGTGGTCGCGTCGATGCCGAATCGTTCGAGTACCTCTAGCTGCTTCGCCGACGGCGCGTCGCCGTGCCACTGCATCACCGGCACGAACTCGGCGAGGTGCGCGTCGTTGAGCGTCACCGCCAGTTCCAGCGGATCAAGAACGCTGCCCTTGCGGCGCCGGTTCTCCCGCAGGCGCTCTGCCAGCGTGCGCGTCCGGTCGGCATCAACCTCCTCGCGGGCCTCCTCAAGGTCGCCCTCGCCGCCGAGTTTTTCGGTCAGCGCCCGGGCATCCTCCTCGTCTTCGGCAATCAGGTGTGCCGGTTTGACCAGGCTGTGTTCGCCCGCCTGCCACAGGAAATCCAGCACCAGCAGGTGGTCCTTGCCGGGACAGATCCGGGTGCCGCGCCCGATGATCTGCGAATAGAGCGCCCGCACCTTGGTCGGCCGCAGGCACACCACGCAGTCGATGGACGGTTCGTCGTAACCTTCCGTCAGCAGCATTGCGTTGGTCAGGATCCGCGTCTCGTCGCGCCGGAACCGGTCCAGCACGGCCCGCCGCTCGTCGGTCCGGCCATCGACATGCTCCGCCTTGAGCCCGCGCTCGCGGCAGATCTCGGCGAACCGCTCGGACACGGCGATAAGCGGGAGGAATACGAGCGTTTTGCGGTGCCGGTGCTCGACCATCACGTCGGCGATGCGCTCAAGGTATGGCTCCAGCGCGTGGCCCACATCATCCGCGTTGAAATCGCCGGCTGTGGTCCTAACCGAGCCAAGGTCCATGCCCAGCGGCACGGTCTTGACCCGGATCGGCGCGAGCCAGCCCTGCTGGATGAGATCGAGCAAGGTCACCTCGCACGCGATGTTCTGATAGTAGCGGCCGAGGTTCTTTTTGTCACCTCTGTCAGGGGTTGCCGACACGCCTAACACTTTCGCGTGATCGTGGAAATGCCGCAGCGTGTTGAGATAGCTGTCGGCCAGCGAATGGTGCGCTTCGTCAACGACGACCAGGCCGAAGTGGTTCCGCGGCCAGCGGTTCCGCCGCGCCTCGCGCATCAGCGTTTGGACCGAGGCGACCACCACCGGGGCATCGAGCGTGGCCTGCTGGTCACCCATCTCGACCTGCGCCCGAATCCCGGTGGCCGCCGCCAGCTTGTCCACCGCCTGGGTGATGAGTTCCTCGCGGTGGGCGAGAATGAGCGTCCGCTGCGGCTGGAAATCCGCCGCCAGACGGCTGAACAAGATGGTTTTTCCCCCGCCTGTTGGCAGCACGCCGAGCTGGCGGTCGAATTCCCGGAACCCGGCGTGGATGTCCTGGGAGGCTTTCATCTGGTAGGCCCGCAGGCCCATGTGGTTAGAACGGGATGTCGTCATCTTCGGTGGATTGCGGTTGGGGTTGGGCGGCGGGTTTCGCTTTCGTTGTCGCGGGCTTGGCACCCGGCTTCGGGGTCAGCCACGCGGCGACCTTGTTGCGTTGCTTGCCCTTGTATTCCTCGATCACGAGGCGGGCGGTGCCGGTCCGGCCGATCAGGTCGTCGGCGGTGATTTCGACATCATCCTCGGGCGTGACGACCTCGCCGGTCGCGGCGCGGAAGGCGTCGATTTTCCAGTAGGCGTTGGGGATGAAGACCAGGAAATCATAGAGGTATGAACCGGCCGAGGTCCTGAGCTTGAGTTCGATCATTTCATGACCGGACCGGCTGAGGCTCTCGATGGCGTCGATGACTTCGACCTGGTGGTCGCCGGGCGCGACATGGTCGGGGCGTTCGGTGGGGGTGGATGCGTTATAGGATGGCATTGTGTTAAGTTGGTTGGATTGGATGGATGGTTAGGGATTGGTGGATGGTGTGTCGCTGCGATCCGGCAGCGGCATCCTGATGTGCGCCTTCGGCTGGCATGCATGGCGCAGCAGCACGCCACGCGCCGCCTGTTCGGCATCGGCAAGCACCGCCGAGGGCACCCGCTTTTTGCCGGTCATCCACTCGGCGGCGATCCGCAGATAGAATGACCTGGCCGCCGTTTTCCGGAGGACCGGCCTCGTCACGTCGTTGGATTTCATGGCTTGGCTTTGGCTTGTTTGAGATAGGTGGACGGCGCGGCGTGTTTCACCGCCTCCTCGGGGAACGGGGACTCGCCCGGCATCCGCTGGATCCACAGGTCGCGGAACCTGGCGGCGGATAGATTCCCGTAGGCGGCGAGCACCGGACCGAAACCCATCGCGCCGATGTGGTGGCCGACGGTTTCGCAATCGACGAATTCCGAACCCTTGCGGGTGACGAGCCTCCATCCGGGGACGGCGCCGCCGGCCTTGATCCGTTCGGTGGCGATCTTCTTCGCCCGCTCGCGGAAATCCTCGACCACCGCGCAGGCGGCGAGGAAGCGACCGAGCTGGACCGGGTCGGCGGCGACCGCCTCAAAATCGAAGCCGGGATCTGCCACCGGCAGGGTTTCCGCCACCATGGTGCGGCGGGCCGGACATGTTTCGGCCTTGGCACACCACCCGCAGTATTCGCACGGGGCAGGGGACTTGTTCAGGTCGTAGAATGCTTCGATGACCTCGCCGACAACCGCCTTGGCCTCATCGTAGGTGAACTTGAATGACTCGACTTCCCGCTGGTCGCAGAACAGCAGGTGCGCCGTCCATTCGTCGGCAAACCGGGATTCCATGAAACCGAGGGCGTAGGCCGCCATCTGCTCGCGGTAATTCCGGCGCATCCCGTTTTCAAATCGAAGTGGGTCAGCCGGCTCGGCACCACCGCGTCGGCCGTGCCGCTGAGGCCCAACATTTTCACCCGGCAGTCGTCCTCACGGGCCAGCACCCGCTCGCCGCCCGACATCGCCCGCACCATTGACACCGCCCAGCTGACGGCGGCGATTTCATCGGCGGTCAGTTTGTTGGCAATGATGAGGCGTTCCTCCAGGCCGAGCAACTCGGCGCGGAACGCGGAATCCAGCAGGGTGCCGCGCTCGGCGGCGGGGCCGGCTACGGGATTGCTCTCGTAGCACGGGCAAACCGCCAGCTTCGGCAGGTTGGATGGGCGGAGCGCGCTCACTTGGCGGCCTCCTTCCCCTTGACCCATTCGTCCACCGTGGCGACGAAGCGCTTCGGATCGGCCAACATCCGTGCCGCGTAGGCCGGATCGAGGTTGTCGATGGATTCGAGCGGCCCCTCGGCGGTGTAGCTGAGCTTGCCGCGCTCGATGAGGAAATCGACGATGTTCGCCATGTCCGCCTTGTGCTGGAATGCCGCGAAAATCCGGTCGGTCAGCGATTGCGCCGGGGTAGGGGGCTCGTCCTGGGCGATCGCCGCCGCCCGCTCACCGAACACCGGGGCGAGCGCGTCGATGGAAAACGGCAGCTTGTCGGGCAGCCCGTGGCGGTTTTTCGCGTCATACGCCGCCGCATGGGTGGTGAAGAGCGCCCGTTCCTTGCCGCCGACGCCTCGCGTCCTGCCGTTGTCCTTCTCGGCGACCCTGGTGACATAGTTGGCGAAGAGCACGAGGTCGGCCCATTCCTTGAGCAGCGGCGCGGTCTGCTTGCTGAGCTTCAGCTCAAACCGGTCGTAGCTGCCCGCCTGGTCGGGGGCCTCGAATTTCTTCACCGTGGCGTGGGCGAGGAACACCACGTTCATCCCGCGGGCGAGCAGGGCGTCGAGCGAGCCGAGGAACCGGGCGAACTCCTCGGCGAGCAGAACCCAGCCCTTGCCATAGGTGAAATCCTCGATGCTGCCCTTGTTGGTCCTGCGGCACACATGCTCCGCCATCCGCTTTTCCAGCCAGTCGGCGGTGTCGATTACCAGCGTCTTGAACGGGTGCTGCAAGTTGGCCAGCTTGGCGATTGACGCCGTGATTTCGTCGCAGGTGGTGGCCGCGTCGAGGCGGGTGACGTCCAGGTGGTGGGTGCCGCCCTCGGTGTCGAGGAAGACGGGGTCCGGTGTCAGGCTGGCGAGCGTCGATTTGCCGACGCCTTCCGGCCCGTAAATGACGGCCTTCTGCGGCCGGTGGATCCTGCCCCGGCTCAGAGCCAGGGAACCTTTGGTGATGGGTGTGGTGGTCATGTGGTGGGTGGGGCGGTGTCAATTGGCCGCCGACACCCACTCGGTCGGACATGTCCGACTCTGGGCGATTTTCCGGGTCTGAAACTTCGCAAACCATTGGAAATCCAATGAAAAATATTTTCAGATCTTTTCTGGGGAGCAGTCGGACATGTCCGACTATGGGGGTCACTTGTCCGACTACGGTGGTTTTGGCACCCGGACATGTCCGACTTGGCGGGGGCAGACAATCGGACATGTCCGACTTTCCGAAGGGTGCGGGACAGGTCGGGTGCAAATTGCTTCGGTTTTTTGAAGTATTTGAACCTCGCCAAAACCGCTTGTTTTCAACGGGTTGGAAATTTTCGTTTGCACGAGCCGGGCAATGGCTGTTCAAATGAACTCATTCACGCGATGCCAACGATACGTCACCCCAGAATTGTGCGGCCCAACGTGCTCTCCGATCTCAGCCGGACGAGCATCCTGGCGCTGCTTACCCCTTACGCCGGCTATTTCGCCTCCCGCGGTGCGCTGCTGGATCACCTCGCCGACGAGGCAGCACCCCTCGACGAGGTGGTCTCGGTGATCGCCTCGCCGGTCGAATCCACACCTCCCGATCTGGTCGAACGCCTGGAGCTGCTCGACCTGATTTCCGATGCCCAAAGCGCCCTGAATTTCGAGGACAGCCATCATGCACTGGTTGCAAGACTCCGGGAGAATCATGATTCGGCCGCCGACCTGGCGGTCAAGATCCTGCTCCACGAGCCCGAGGTGGCGTGGCGCGAGTTCAACCGGCAAGCGCTTTTGGCCCGCCGCTCGCTGGTCTCGCTCAGCGTTCTGCCCGGAATCGGCTTTAAGAAGCCAACCCCTTCAAGGATCGAGAAATTCCGGCAATTCCTCATACCGTGGTTTGAAGCAAACGCTCGTTCCGGATTCTGCCATGTCCACGTCCGCGAGGAAAAGTGCGGGGTGTCGTTTGTGATCCGCCATGGCGACCTGCTCAAGCGGATCGGCGTTTATGAGGAGGATGGGACACCCGGCTCCCGCATCCTGAGGCCGGAACGGCTGGATTTGGCCCATTACCGCCAGCACACCGGCGAGTGGCAGATTTCCGGCCTCGGTGCCAAGCTGCAGGAACTCTACCGCCAGGCGTTCGGTGCGGTTTTCCATGGCTCGCCCAGCGCCTTGATCCACACGAACCGCTACTCGCTGGAGCCGCTCCGCGAAGGTCCCTCGTCCCTCGTCTGCGATCCTTTCGGCCGCGTCCAGTTCGCCCACCTGAAATCGCTCAAGCTCCAACTGCAAAGCGGCCACATGGTCACCATTTCACGGGGCAACGTGTTCAGCGGCATGCTTGAACTCAACCCGTCGCTGTGGCAGACGGCGTTCTTTGTCGAAGCCGAGATCGACTTCAAAATCGCCAACCGGCGCAGCCTGGTGCCGATTGTCCTCAACCCGTCGAAGGACAAGGTGTCCGGGATCCACCTCGAAGACGCCATCGAAACCTGGCTGATTGAACATCATTTCGCCAACAACATCCATGAAAACTTCGTTTTGGAAAGCGCTTGAGGCTCTCGGGGCGTCCGGTGCGGCCCTGTACGACTGGAAACACCACCTTGGCGGGGATTGGGACGCGTGCGCCCAATACCTCAAAGCCACCGGGCAAACCGCGTTCTGCGTGATCGACCCGCGGAAACCGCAACTCAAGCTGGCCGTGTCCCCTCAGGGCGAGGAGGATTTCGTCGGCTACGACGAGGATGACACCAGCATTCCGCCGGTGCCGTTCAGCGCCCGGGATGTGGCTGAATTCGCTCCGCATTGGGTGCCGATTGCCAAGGCGTTGGCTCCCGTGGTCCGCTTCGACTACGGCGCGTGGGATACCGAGGGGCAGTTGCGCCGGGTTGGCTCCGCCCAGGACCCTTTCGGACATGTCCGCCCCGTGCGGCTGTTCCTCCCCGGCGGCCACCTCTGGGACCACGCCGGGTTGGTCCGGGCGCTTCTGCCTCACACCGAATGCACGGTGTTGTTCCCGTCCGGTCGCTGGTTCACCCCCGAAATCGAGACGCTTCGCCAGCAAAACGGCCTCACCTACGTCGATTTGACCGAGCGCGTGGCGCAGTTTGAGACCGATCCGGCGGCCGTCTTGCCGCTGCCGGCCACCGGACCGCGCAAATCCAGCGGCGGCCCGACCATCCGTGCGGTGATCCGCGCAGGGGACGGCCTGACCTGGGATCAGGTCCGCATCGAGGTCGGTGCCACCCGGACCATCCTTTTGAAGGCACCGGGCCAGACGGGGAAATACGTTTTCCCGCCCAACAGCCAAATGCAGAAGGACCATCCCGTGGGAATGCTGATGACCCTCGCCGCCAAGGGCGAGTGGCGGAATCCTCCGCTCGGTTCCGCCGAATACGAGCGGGTTAGCCGGACCTTCCGGCGCCTGCGCAAGCTCCTCATGGCACTGGTGCCGCTACCGGGCGACCCGTTTCAACCGCACCGCGGGGCGTTTGTCCCGGTTTTCCAGATCGGCGTCCATCCGGGATTGCTGCCGGAAACCCAGAGGGAACGCCGATCCGAGCCGAGCTGAGGCTGTTTCGCGGTCGTGCCGGCTCTGCTGCTTGGAACGGGATTCATCCGGCCCCGAAATCCCGCAATAAGCTTGCAGAGCAGGGCCGGAGGCGGCTAGGCTCCGGGCATCTTCACCAACAATTCATGCCCACGCTCAACTGGATCGGCAAGGATGCCGTCGTCAAACACCATCAGGAGGTCCCGTTCCACCTGCTCAAGGACGTGCCGGACCTCGCTTGCGGGGACCCCGGCAGCGGGAATCTCATCGTCCAGGGCGACAACCTCGTCGCACTCAAGGCGTTGCTCCCTCACTACGCCGGGCAGGTGAAGTGTGTCTGCATCGACCCGCCCTACAACACCGGCAACGAGGGCTGGGCCTACAACGACAATGTCAACAGCCCCGTCATCCGCGAATGGCTCGGCAAGGTCGTCGGCAAGGAAGGCGAAACCCTCGACCGCCACGACCGCTGGCTGTGCATGATGTATCCGAGACTCGCGCTGCTGCGGCAGTTCCTATCCGAAGATGGCTCAATCTTCGTCTGTCTTGATGACAATGAGATCGCCCTGCTCAGATTGCTGATGGACGAGGTGTTTGGCAGTCAGAACTTTGTGGCTACCTTCGTGTGGGAGAACTTTTATGGTCGCAGTGGAGCGGCTTCAATCTCGCCAGCGCACAACTATGTTGTTCTCTATGCTCGCTCACCCGAAAAGTGGAAAGCCATTCGGAACCTAATTCCGCGAGATGACAAAAGTGCCAGCAAATACAAAAATCCTGACAACGATTCTCGCGGGCCGTGGCGGTTAGGTCCGATTTTTGCGGCAGAGGAAAGACATGAGGGCTTGATGTATAGCATCACAACACCGTCAGGAAGAATCGTTAGTCCACCGAAGGGAAGTCACTGGAGGATTAGCGAAGCCGATTTTTGGAAAATGGTGAATGAGGGAAGAATAGTGTTTGGAAGCACTGGTAATAACAACCCGGCGATCAAGCTCTTCCTGAATGAGGTCCAGGGTGGACTCGTGCCTCGAACATGGTGGCCGCATGATGAAGGCGGACATACTCAAGAAGCCAAGAGGGAATTGCAGGCGATATTTCCCGAAACGGTTCCTTTTGCCACCCCAAAACCAACTCGCCTCATCGAGCGTATTCTTCAAATTGCAACCAATCCAGGTGATCTTATCTTGGACAGCTTTGCAGGCAGCGGCACGACAGGACACGCGGTCTTGAAAATGAATGCGGCAAATACGGAACAGGAACCGCGTCGGTTCATCATGGTGGAAATGCAGCCTGAAATCGCTCGCAACATCACTCGCGAGCGAGTTTCCCGCGTGGCAGAAGGCTACAAGAACGCGAAGGGCGAACAGGTTGACGGCCTTGGCGGCGGATTCCGCTTCTGCGAGTTGGGCGAGCCGCTGTTTGACGAGACCGGGCAGATTCGCGAAACAGTGCGCTTCGGCGAACTGGCGCGGCATGTGTATTTCTGCGAGACCGGCGAGCCGCTCCCCCGCGAGCGGGTTCCTAACACACCTCTGCTGGGTATCTGCCGGGGCGTCGCCGTCTATCTTTTGTTCAACGGCATCCTCGGCGACAAGACTGCCAACGGCGGCAACGTGCTGACGCGGAAAGTCCTCGCCCTCCTGCCGCCCTTCAACGGTCCCAAGGTGATCTACTGCGCCGGTTGCCTCATCGGTGCGGAACGGCTCGCCGAAGAGGGCGTCACCATCCGCCAAACCCCCTACGAAATCCGCGTTTCATGATCGTTCTCAAGCCCTATCAAAACCGCGTGCTCGACTCGCTGCTGGATTTTCTGCGCTCCTGTTCCTCCGGCATCGGCCTGCACCAGGCGTTCCACGATGTGCTCGCGGCCAACGAGTTTCCGGAAATGCCCTACATCCCGGTGGTGGCGGAAGGACTCGGCCAGGCCATGCCGTACGTCTGCCTGCGCGTGCCCACCGGCGGCGGTAAGACCCTGCTGGCGTGTTACGCGGCGGGCATCGCCAAGAACGATTTGCTGCACGCCGAACAGGCGGTGGTGCTTTGGCTGGTGCCCAGCCAGACGATCCTCGGCCAGACGGCGGATGCCCTGCGCGACCCGCGCCATCCCTACCGCCGCGCCCTGGAAACCGCCTGCGCCGGACCGGTCGAGGTTCTCACCATCGAGGAGGCGCTCGGCATTTCCCGCGGGGTGGTGGAGGGCAGCACGGTGGTCATCGTCGCC